ACACATCCTACGAGGAGGATCGTGGCATAAACGAAAAGCAAAAGCTGATCGAGTGCATTGAGTGTGGCTCACTACTGAAGCGAGTATTCTCAACCCCACTCGTTACGTTCAACGGAACTGGCTTTTACGCCACAGACAAGAAAGGAGAGTAATATGCCATATTACATTTCAAAAACACAGGAGGGATGCAAGGGTCGCTGGGCTGTAATCAGTTCAGATAAAAAAATTCATGGATGCCACGCTAACAAGCAAGCTGCAATTGCACAGATGGTGGCAATATCAATCGCACAGAAGATGGATCCAGGGGGAACATGGCCAGCCGACAAAAAGAAATAGACGCCGTAAACCACCCAGTTCACTACACTTCTGATCCAAGTGGCGTTGAGGCGATCCAAATCACTCGTCATCGCAATTTCAATATCGGCAATGCCATCAAGTATCTGTGGCGAGCCGGGCTAAAAGATTCAGATGCCCACAT